CTAAGAGAGCGCCCGCAGCAGTTGGTGGTGGCTACATTCTCGCTTGCAATAGATCGTGGGCGTGATAATAAAGGCGAAAGCAAAGGCACGGACTTCCCACGCATCACAGTTTTGGAAAGCAAGCAGAAAACTGCGAGAAGTTTTTAGCAAAAGGCCTGCTTGCTGCCGTGCAAGGCAGACTACAAACGGGAAGTTATAAAAATAAGTCCGGAGATAAAGTATATACGATGGATGTTATAGCCGACAGGATAGAATTTTTGCAGTGGAAATCACAGAAGGATGCGGCACCGGATAATCAAAGAAACTTTAGTGATGAAGAAATGCCGGACAGCTTCAAACAAATTGACGAGGATATACCATTTTAAGGAGAATTTAAATGGCTGAAAAATACAGAACATGTGAAGTTGGTGGCAGAATAGGTTATTTCCACAGATGGGAAGAAAAATACGATGTAATACCACCATCGCCAATGATTGGCGGGCATCAAGGCGGACAAGTAAGCAGAGTGTATGGAATAGTAGAATTCGCAGATGGTGTGAAAGAAGTTCCACCATACGATATAAAATTCAAAGATTATACAAATTATGAATTACAGGCTTGTCAGAAGAAACTGGAAGAGTTAAAGAAAGAGGAAAAATAAAATGACACTTGAAGAGACAATAAAAAATATGGAACAAGTTATTGATTTTAGTTGTGATGAAGATGCGGCTAAACATAAGCAAAAAATTGCGCACCTTAAAGAGCTGCAAGATATTGAGAAAAATTCAATTGTGATTCCGAAAACTAGCACAGCATGGGAAGCTGCACAGTTAATCGTTAACACGAAATGTGAATACAAATTAGCGTATAGCAACAACAAAAAACTGCTGAATGTTTTTGAAAAAGAAGAAATTATGGCGCTAGGAAAGCACCTTCTATCATATGCAGAAATTGAAAATGAATTAAATGAATGATAGCGCAGATTATAACAGCAGAAAATATTGTTAACAATGAAAGCGAGAAACTAAATGGCAATAATTAAGAAAACAGTATCTATAGATAAGACATATGTTGAACTAGTGAACGGAAGCAAACTAGAGCAGCTTGGTCCACACATTTTACAAATTGAAACAGATAAACAGTACAGCAACGGATCATACGGAGTATATATCTGTGAACTCACTGAAGAGGGACACAAACTAAATAAGTAATGATATGAAACTGTAGCAAGTAACTTAATAAGGATTATAAAGAGCACAAAATAGTAGGTAACTTAACTACAAAGCTACAGATCATATAAATCTGCAGATGGTCGCAAGGCCATCTGCATAACCTTAGGAAATAAAAACTACATATATATATAGAAGAAAACAGTCCGGTGCAAGTCCGGAGTAAAGGTTCATTAGAGTATTAATAATAGAGCCATATAGGATGGGAAGATAAATGTCAAAAGTAATCAGAGAGATATGTGCAGCTGGAGCTGTAATAGATGTTGCTATCAGGATGACGTTAAGAGCATCTAAAGGTTGCAGAAAAGAAAAAAAGAATAAGACCAATGAAGCTGTGCAGAAATATAATGATCGCCTATCAGTTAAGACATTAGCTAGATTATTAAACATGAACTTTTTCCCTGGAGATTTTCACACCACTCTAACATACGCAGAGATAATGAGTGTTGAAGAGGCTAAACATCAGCTGTCTTTATTTATTGACAGGATGAGACGAGAATATGCAAAGCAAGGTAAGGAATTCTATTACGTTGCTGTTACGGAATATAAAAACAAAAGAATACATCATCACATCGTGATGAATTACATAGATGGTTCGATTATCGATAAGCAGTGGAAGCTAGGTCACATATGGTTATCCACACTGGATAGATCTCGTAATTACACAGAGCTTGCAGAATACCTGGTTAAAGAGACACAACAAACATTTAGAGATCCTGAGAACTCGACAAAGAGAAGATGGACAGCAAGTAGAAATCTGAAGAGGCCGATTGTTAAAAGAGAGTATGTGAGTATTGCACAGCTGTTTGACGAACCTAAAGCTTTTAAAGGATATCAGCTTGACAAGGATTCTGTTAGAAAGTTTGAGAATCCAATCACAGGACTTGAGCATAAAGAGTATCAAATGATAGCCACCGATCCAGTGCCAAGGATAAAGACGTGGCGCAAGGGAAGAATAGTTAATAGACAAGAAGGATATATCCGCATGGCCGAAATAGAACAGGTCAGCTTTGAGGACTTAGTTAGCGTAGACACTCTGTAAAGAGTGGTTGGTTTTGGTAGGTGAAATATGACAGCAAAAGAATTTATGAAACAGCATGAAAGAGTTGTTGAGAAGATAAGACAGATAGAGATACAGATATACGACATCGAACAAACACTGGGGATTAAGGGAGTCAATTATGATTCGCAACCACATGGAAGTGGAATTAGCCAGGTAACAGAATCTACGGCAACAAAGCTAATTGAGCTTAGAGAAGTGCAGAGAGATTTAGTTGATAAGCTATGGACAAAGCGAATTGAGATAGAGCGCATCATATTCATGATTGAAAATGCAACATTTGCCGAACTCCTGCAACGGAAGTATATCAGATTGCAGAAGTGGGAAGATATAGCAACTGATATGAAATTTGATAGCAGGTATATATATAAACTTCATGGCAAGGCTTTAGTTGAGGTCGATAAAATTATAAGAAAAAGAAAGAGGACATAAAAAGACAGGGTGCCGGTCGTGTATAGTGTATGTGAGGAATCCATAATAAAACTCCTTAAGTAATATTGTTATAGCGGTGGCAAAAGCTGCCGCATTTCTTTTGTCGAAGAAAGGTACATGGGAAATGGCTAAAGAGTTTGCTAAATCCTTTTACAATTCAAAATCCTGGAAAGAAACAAGACAGCTAATTATAGAGAGAGACAGAGGCAGATGCCAAGAGTGTGGGCGTGCTGCCAATGAAGTTGATCACATTGAAGAGCTGACCAAGGACAACATAGATGACACAAACATAACATTGAACCCCGATAACCTTAGACTGCTCTGCCATGAGTGTCACACAAGGAAGACGAAGCAAGAGCAAGCAAGGCAACAAGGAAACAAACAGCAAAACTACTTAGTCTTAGATAAAATAATATTTGATGTTTATGGATTTCCGATAGTAGGGAGCCCCCCTAAAAAAATATGAGGTATCCCTATTACAACAGACCGACCAGTACCCACTCGTTTTGTTGAGTAACGCGTGCATGAGGGTGTGGTCAAGCTTTTTGCATTAAGATGTATACAAAATCACAAGAAGGGATGTGAAAAAATGGCTCAATTCCAGCAAATCTATACAGAACGGCAACGTCAGCTTCGCATCTCAAAGGAGAAGCAAAGACTTGAAAAAATACTGGGCGAACAAGACGATTTAGCGTCCGAACTCATATCAACCGCTGCGTTTTTAAAGGTGGAAATCGAGGAAACAGAGGCTATAATTCGTCGTGATGGAGTGGTAGAAGTTTACAAAAATGGTGATAATCAGTGGGGACAAAAGAAGAGCTCTGCTGTAGAAGTTCATGATAAATTCATTAAGAATTACCAGTCTGTTATAAAACAAATCGCAGAGCTGCGCAGTGGTGGAGATGTTGAACAAGAAGATGAATTTATCGCATTTATTCGAGGGAAGAAATGAGTAACTACATAACGGACTATTACACGAAAATAGTCAACAAGGAGGTACTTGTAAATGATTTAGTGAAAAAGCAGTATGATATCTTGGCCAACGCAAGCGAAAAAAACACTGGGGAATTTCATTTTGATGAAGAGGTTGCCACAAAGCATATAAACTTCATGGAATTCTTTTGTAAACAATCGCAAGGGCAGATGGGAGCACCAATAAAGTTCGAACCTTTTCAGCTAGCTGCATTGGCAGCTGTATATGGATTCGTTGATGATAACAAATTGAGACAGTATAGAGAAATCAACTGGTTCATGGGAAGAAAGAACGGTAAGACAACAACCACATCTTGCGTATCACTTGATCACTTGTGTAATGACGGAGAAGGTGCGCCAGAAGCATACTTCTTGGCCACGAAAATGGATCAGGCTAAAAAGGGATGGGATGAAGCTGTGAGAATGAGGAAACATTCGCCGGCACTCCGAAAGCACATCAAGAAAAGAGCTTCGGATCTTTATATGCCACTTAACGAGGGAATCATAAAACCGCTAGCTTCAGATGTTAA